TCAGAAAGTTTAGCACCTGCTTTTCTTAATTGCTCAAAAAATTCAGGTGGTGCAACTAACCATCTATTTTCTTCTGGCACATCATTTTTGTCAAGAACTTTTTTAGCTGCTGACACAACATTTGCAAGAGTGTCAACTGCTGCATCACCATCAATTGGTGAACCATCAGTTCCAGTATCACTAGCAGATGTAGAAGCGTTATCATAGATAAACTTCAATACATTGTAGTCATATGATTTTTTTAATGAATATGCACCTGAAGAGGTTGCAAGAGCTTCAAAGTTTACATGAGATTGTCTTTCTTCAATATCATCTACTTTGAAAGCAAAGTATGAACCTTGGTCGACAGTCATAGTTATTTGGTCATCTGCTAATACTTGTGTATCAACTGTTTGACCTCTAGCATAATCTTTAACTGTGATTGTAGGCTCTTTAATGATCTTTACTGTGTCACCAAAGTTTTCAATTTCTCCAGCATAATCAGTGTTAGTAATATCTTCTACCACTGATGCTCTTCTGAAGAATTTTTGAACTTTCTGACTAAAGATTTGTGGAGTAAAATTACCTTGTGCAAGGTTTTGGTACCCCGAAGCGTTAGTAAAAGCCATATTGCTTCTCCTTATTGTTTAGTTAGATTGTTTAACGTTGTTCAATTCTACCTTCTAAACGAGCAAGATCAATATCTTTTTCAAATTTTTCAAACTGGTGAGGTTTTAATTTTGCAATCTCACTAGCTGTCCAAATCTTTTTCTTTGGTACATCAGAATCTGTAGCTTTCTTAGTTTTAGAAATTGCTTTAGCAGCTTCTTTTTTAACATCCTTTTCTTCTTTTTTAGTTAACTTACTAATACCACGATCCATTTTATATAGATCAATAGCTCTTGCAGCTAACTTTGAGTTAGATGTATTTTCATATAACCAACTCTGAATAGTAGGATCTTGTTGTTCAGCCCAAACATGAAAATCATCGTTTGCACGAAGCTCATTAAAATCTGGATGAACTTTTAAAAGTTCTACTTCAGCTTTTTCTTTTGCAATTTGTTCTTGTTGGAGTTGTAAATCTTTATATTTATTTTCAAGATCTGCAGTACGAGTAGTAGCTTTATTCATTGCAATGGTTTCTACCATATCATAAACATCAGGATACTCTTTTCTCCATGCCTCTAACTCTTCTTTAGATTTAGGTGGCACAAATTGTGTAGCCGTAGATTCTAACTGTGTACGCAAAGATTGAAGTTCATCTTTGTGTTTTTGAATTGTAGAATCATAGTGTCTTTTCAAATCGTCATAACGTTTTTTAAAAACACGATCTTCAGCTTTAGCAGGGCGTTCAGCGATAGGAGTAGCCTTCTGTTCTGATTTATCTGCAGTCTCTTCAGATGCATCGGGGTCCTTCTGTTCGGTTGCTGCGGTTGCTTCTTTTTCTCTTTGTTCCCTTTGAAACTTAGATAATTCACCTTTAGCAAATGCTTCAACTTCTGGATCATCTTCTCCATAGTTTTTACTATAAGGATTTGCTTCTTGTAACTCAACTTTAGTTTCTTCAGAAACTTTCTTTTCTTCGTCCATTATTTTTACCTATTGGTTGAGTGCCTTATGGGTAAGGGTAGCTCTATTCCATAATTTGTGGGCTGATACTATATAACTTCTCCTTCAGTATCAATAGTATTAAGTTCTTGCTCAATACCAGATTCTGGTAGATCTGCCATTTCTGTATCAGGTGGCACAGTTGATTGTCCCATCTCAGTTCCAGACATATCAGTAATTAAACTTTGTACTGCTTGTGTCTCATCACCACTGTATCTTTTTGTTGCAAAATTTTTGAACATAGATACAGGAATAATAACATTTTCTTCTTTAGGACCAGCAGCTTCTACAAGAGGAGCTAACTCTGGTGCTAATTGAACTAAAACATTACTAACAGATGGAGATAGAACTGCAGATAATACAGCTTTATCTTCATCTGGTAAATTTTGTACTTTTGATATTAAATCATTTGTAGGCATCTTTGCAGTTTCTTGCATAGTTGCTTCTTCTTTAATAGGTGCAGGTGCAGATTGTTTTCTATTAAATAATGTATTCATACCTGATAAATTTGGAGCATCTAATTTTTTAGATGTTTCATTTATTTTACCTGTCATTGTATTTTGATCTCTAGCAACAGTGCTTTTCATATCTACTATAGCCATTATACTTTACCTGCCCAATAACAAATTGGTTCTAATATTTTTCTATACACTCTTCCAATTAAATGAATTTTATTTTTTTCTTCTTGTCTAATATCTATTGTTCTATGTATAGCAATATGTTCTAATGTTTTTTTAACTATACTATTAGTAATACCTTTTTGTTTTGCATATTTTACTAAAGGTAAAAATAATTTATGATATCCTATTTGATATTCTGGTGATAAATTTTTAGATTGCCTTAACCATATTTTATTTCTAAATGATCCAAATCCATACGATTCATTCATCATAGTGCAAACTATTTTTCTGCTACCACCTCTATCTCCACCACTTGCTCCTGGTGCAACTCCACCTGTAGCTAAATCTTTTTTATTTTTTGCAGCTTGTTGTTTTTCTTTTCTATCTAAGGCTTCTTGTCTTTGT